CGGCAAGTGCAATTTCCAATCTGAAATCAACACTACTTTCTTTCACTAGATTGTATGGTGGATAATTAGTGTGCGTCTCATACGCAGTATCAAACCTTTTAAACCACTCATCCATCCCAATACTATTTCTCCGAATATCCATCAGATATTTTGCAGTTTCTGGTACTGTTAGAGTAAGAGAACTTGTTCCAAACATAATAGACCTCCTTAAAGCGTCTGTAAGTTAATAATGTCCCCTAAGGCAACATCACTATTATATATTCGGAACATAAAAAATGAGGAGTGTTGCTCTCCCCACTTTTTTATTCGGTTTTACGATTCGATTGAAAAAATAGAATTCATCAATTTATTTTGTGGTATCCTATCCTTGTATTCAAAGGCAACTCTATCCCATCCGTTACCAACTTTAATAAGTTTTTCATCTTCCATATACTTATCCAACCAGTACAAAATATAAGAAACTGTACGGTTCATATTTTCCCATTTAGTATCTTTACAAATTGTAGTATCTTTGAAAAACTTTCCATTCATCCATTCAAATACAATATGAGAAACTCCATCTCTTTCGTCTGACATAAGGTTACATTTTTGTGAAGTAATCAAGTTCCAAGCATGAAGAAGTTTTTGATTAGATACCCCATAGTGCCTAAGACTCATTAAAGCAGCACAAATAAATGGTTGATTCCACACCTTTTTGTTTGTCATCAATTCGTCAAGTGCTTTGATTTCTTCAATCCAACATCCAACCATTCCTTCTAATTGGTTGGTTTTTACGCCAGTTTGATTCCAACGCAGAGGCCACATGAAATGACACGCTTTATTAAGTCCACAGAGAATTGCTCCTTGGGTCAGTTTTTCAGATTTTGGTTGATAGTTATAAAAACCAGTCAAAACACCAAATAATTTTTGTTGATTCTTTTCAGTTGCTTCAGTGGAATCAAAAGTGTTATAGCATTCTTTAATTTCGTCTAGAGTTTCATACTCATAAGTAATTGCAATTAATTTTTGAGGAATATAATCACTCTTACCAGTCTCCCAAGCCATAGCACGAGTATTACCATCCACCCGAAATACCATATCTTTGGGATATATTTTACCCTTGATATTCGATTCTTTGGTAAGTTTCGCCAGATGTACAATACACTGTTCGGAACGCAAATGTTTTAGATGTCTTGCATTCTTTATTCTTTCTTCAGTATTACGCTGACATGGAACTTCTGGCAATCTAACATAATCTTCATATGAAAATTCCACATCTACGGAAATATTTCCAGTAAAATCTTTTGTTTCAAACATTTTTTTATTCAATAATCTACTCACCACTCATCAACCAATAAAGAAGATGCTATCTTAAGTACTAAGACAGGGAGTTCATAGGTTTACCAAAAAATTATAACATAAAAAAGAGGGGTGTCAATCCCCCCCCTCCCTTCTATTATTCGGTTTCCTCTTCTGTGCGCTTTTTCTTAGCACCAATATTGTACTTGGTCTCTAGAATCCAATCCCCCTTGTCCTTATAAGCAAGGACCTTAATTTGATTTAGGGGAGCAATATCTTGAATTTGCTCTAAATTTACAATTGTAACCAAACCCCAATCAGCAATAAGTTGCGCAATTCGATTACGACGCTGAACATCATTCACGGTAAGATTTGCATGTTTGCCATCCAGAGCAAACAATTCCTTAAAATGAACGAGATAATATCTACCTTGCTTATGAAGAATATGGCAAGATTGATAAAGTTTTTTCTCCTTTCTTGATGCAACTCCGATACGAGTCAAAGTTTCACGAACCTTAAGAAAATCATCAGGTTCATTCAGCAAAACTTCAATCATCATATTAGGCGTCCAGTTTACTACAGGTTCTTGAACGACACTCATTTTTTTCCTCCAGTTTCAAATTTCGATTTTATAAAAGTAAGTTGTTCTTTAGTAAGAATCCTCAAAGCCTGTTTTGCCTTTTCATTATTAAAACCATAATATTGTTTGACATAATCAAGATCTTTGATTTTATCTTGTCGGAGCCAGGGAGAAAATCTCTTCTTTTTCCTCAGACTATTTATAAAAAAGTCATACTGCATCTTCTTGGGGAGGAAATGATACTGATTCATTTCATTAGAAAACATAATGCAATCAATATGCCCAGAAAGACAACGATTAACAATATAGGGAGAATATTCCTTCTCAAGTGAAGGATCTTCATCAATCAAATTCTGCTTTGTTTGATTGATTGAGTTTAACCAGTCTTTTAATTCAATTGTCATCGAATAATCTCCAAATCATTACCATGTTTCCACAATTCAAGTTCAGTCCTAAGACGACTTTCAAATTTTAATTTTTCATATCTTTTAGATGCTTTCTTCTTCCACCACTCAATAACTTCTTTAGGTTCATATCCAAATTTAGAAAGATAATATCTTTTCTTTTCAGTCAAAGTTTTTGCATGTTCGATACAAGAATTAAACTCATCCAACTTTGAATGACCTTTTAAAGAATTTCTAATAATGGAAATCATCTTAGTTTGAATCTTCAATTTCTTTGATGACTTATCTGCAGAAATAAGTCTTTCACCACCATTAGCAGTATTATTAAACCACCAGAACATTTCCTTAAAGTAATCATCATGAAAAAGTGGAAGAAAATTACTTTCAGTATCTCCTATGTGTCTAACATAAGGTTTAAGACCATCATACATGGATACCCCCTTTGTTGTACCGTATAATGAAGTTGTTTCAAAGTATTTAAGATCAATTCCATACTTACTGTCAAATTGTCGTTTGAGTTCATTAGAAGACGCCAAGAGAGCAAGGAGTTTCCCACCAAGATAATTATATCCAAATGGTTGGACAGGAACAATATTAAATCCCATTACAAACTCATTATTAATTCTAGAGAGTGAAAGTACCTCTCCAAAATAATCATTTCTTGGTTTTGAATTGATCGTTGGTGATCCAAAACGAACAACTCCAATTATTTTGTTTGTAGTATCCTCAGTCACAATCCACTTCAAAGTTCTTCCAGGAATTGCTTCCTCAATAGGATTTGAAGCAGTATCATTCAAGATTTCTGAATAAAGATCTTGATTATACTTGGATGTTGTTTTTGGATTAGTATCTACTTCATGAATTGAAAAAGACATCTCATTTGGATGGAGATTAAAGTTTGAAAATATTTCATCTTCAGGTCCGAACAATTTTCCAGACGCATTATCCATTCTACTCTTCTTAACATAGCGAAGATAATCGTCAATACGATTAAACCTGGAATAATATTCTATAAACTGATCTGCCGCCCAAATAGCATCTTCAATAGATAACATATCAATTTACCAAAAATCCTTTTTCATAATCTAAAAGTTCCTGTGGAGTTGTAATATAGTTGTCAACAGGATCTGCTGGTTTATTATACCACTGCCTCCCATAATTTCTTTTTACCAGTTTAATATCCAAATACTGGTATTTTTTATCTGTAGGTACATATACTTTATATTTACCTTTATGATTGGAAGTTAACAATGATAGACTTCTATTTTGTTCCGATAGAATATCAATCGTCGTACACGCAGTTTTAAATATATTGAAATACTTATCATAATTATTTACATAAATTTCATGATTATCCATGAGCATTTGGTAAATGAATTGTGGAGAATAGCAATGATCTCTACATAGTACCCAAGTATGATCAGTTTTCTTTTTTTCCAATGCCCTTTCAGTTATAAATCCCGATGGAACTGAAAGAGAATGAACTAGATCATAAAATGGACGGGTGATCGATCTAACAGCATCTGTATTAGTTCTATTTTTATTCCAAAAATCTAAAACTTCTAGATTTTTAAAATCAAGATATGTCCTATAGCAATAAACCTCTAAACGAGACTCATTTGCAATTACTTCAATTCGCTTCATAATCTTTTGGATGATACTTCAAATATTCTCTAAAAGTCAATTTCATTTCTTTCTGCGTCATACCACAGTGCCTGGCAGCATCGGGAAGATTCATTATAGCGCGAAAGAGACCTTCATTTGCCTCTTGGACATTTTCGGGAGTTGTTTTAACTGGCAATTCATACAATTCCCACTTATTGATTTTAAATGGATTCATCGAAACTCACACTCCACCATTATTTCTGTAAGAGCGGCAAGAAGGTTGATTTCCTGATCGGCAACAAACGACCCCTGATACATATACTTTGCAATGATAAGAATTGCTGCAGGAATTGTAGAAGGTGTGAGAGATTCATAGCAAGAGTCATAAAGA